GGACCGAGCTCGAGACGCGCGACCTACCACAGACCTTTACCGACTGGCTGCCTTACCAAGAGCGCTATCGACTCGGGCTCGAGCTCTATGATGGCATGCTCGCCATCGGCGTGAAGCACGAGTGCATTCATCCCGTGTACAACGGGCGATTCTTCGACAATTTCGGTGCGGCCGAAACAGAGGTGTACATCCGCATCGGTTCAAAGGAGTGACCTATGGCAAAGACAGTATTTCCCGATCACACGGCCGTCGCGCGGTCGTTCCCGGCGGAGCTCAAGCCCAAGCGCGGGAAGTCCATTACGTGCCTTATCGAGGCCGTCTTCCACAAGGCGGACGGCACGCTCGAGCTCAAGAATCACATGACGGGCGAGAGCCTGTACTTCGCGAAGGACCGGCTTGACGAGGCCCTGCACGTTGAAGCGCAGAGTAGGCCGTAGCTTCACTCTGTAGAGAAAAAGATACGCGCCGCCTGGGGTAACTCGGGCGGCTTTGGCGCGGGAGGGCGCGAACTATGAAAGAGGATCTACCCTGGTTTAAGCACAAAAAAAACGCCCGCAGTACCGGAGGCGCAAAAGCCCTCATCGCTCAATACGGATACGAGGGATACGGCCGGTACAATGCCCTTCTCGAGATCATATCGGAACAACCAGGCGCGATACTCGACTTGTCGCTGAAGAAGAACCGGAATGGCTATGCGGGCGACCTTCGCTTCACGCCGGCCGAGTTCGATACCTTCCTCGCTTTCCTCGCAAACCCTGACGAATGCGGACTCATCACCTATGAGGATGGCAAGGTCAGAGCTGACGACACTGACCAGGCGTATAGCAAAGTTGAGAAGAAACGGACGGGAAATCGCGGTCAAAATACAAACGGTGAACCGTCGGATGACCATATCGCCAATTCAGACAACCAAAACGGCGATTCAGACGACCGAAATGATACAGAGCAGAGCAGAGCAGAAGAGAATAGAAAAGAGCAGCAGCCGCGCGCGCGAAATGAGTTATCCACAAGCAAGAAAAATGCCTTCGAAGCTTGGGCGCTCGAGGAGGCAAAAAAGGCGGGAGCAAAAAGACCGCAAGCTTACGCCCGGTCGATCATCGCCGACCCGAAACGTCTCGAGGAGTGGATGAAGTCGCTCGAGACTCCGAAGTCTGACAAGACCTTCGCGCCCGAACCAGCAACTCCATGCGATTGCGGAGGCAAGATTCACGCTGATCGAATAACCGGGACAGGGCAATGCGAGAAATGCGGGAAGTGGTACCACTACGATCCTGAATGGGAATGGCTTCCGGATACCGAACCCTCGAAATCTCACGGCGACGAGTTCGAGGACGTCCCGCAGGAGGAAGCCGGGTAGCGTAAAATTCGTACATTTTTTGAAAAATAATTCTGTCCGCGAAGTATCACGAAGTACCGCGATGTACCGCGAACTGTAGGAAACCGCACTAACCGCGAAGTAATAGGAACTTGACGAGTTATGCGACGTAGTTGTAAGTCTGGAATTACAACAAGCGTTGCGGGGTCGAGCGCAAAGGTTTCCCCCGGTTGGGGAGATCTGACCGGGGGCGCGGCCCGAGGAGAGACGACTGTGGGTGATATGGCAATTCCTGGAGATAGGCGAATGACGGTACGCGAAGTAGCGAGCGCGCTTGGATATCAGCCGGACACCATCCAGGGCAAAGTAAAAGAGCTTTTCCCGGAATTGGTTAAAAACGGCATCGCTACGCTTTTGACCATGGAGGAGGTTGATGCCATAAAGCAAAACCTCGTTCCTAGGAACCTCGGATTGAAATCCGAGGTAGAAAAAGCCATAACCTCCATCGATATCGAGCGCATGACACTCCAGGTCATTCAGTACCACGCAGCTCGAGTTAATGAGCTTGAATCCGAACTCGCTATCGCCGCGCCTAAAGCTGATTTTTTCGATCAGATCGCCGATTCGAAAGACGCTATCCCGATGCGCGAGGCAGTATGATGACCACGAAGCAGATTGCGGAAGCGGCGGTAAGGGAAGCGATAAGCAAGTTTGGCTTTGATATATCGCGGTCTTCTAAAAAAGAAGTTCCGTGTCGTATTTATATTATCTATGACAAGTATTTTAGAAGATTCAAAATTGGTAGGACGAGGGATCTTACAACTAGGGTAAACGCTATTGCTAACAGTTCCGGCTCAGAGATGGAGCTGGTTGGCAGTTTTGAGGGATGGCCTAGTAACGAAATAACGCTTCATGCTGCCCTAAAAGAATTTAGGTTGAAGGGCGAATGGTATCGATACGATAGTCGAGTTCTAGACATGTTCAAAGAATGGGAATGCGGAGTCTTGACTGGTGCTGGTCTAGGAGACTGGTCATGACCCGCGCGAAGAGCAAAGGGCCTGCAGCGACTAAGGCGAAAGCCAAGGTCGCCGGGGGCGCGCGCTCGAAGGCGAAGAAAGAGAGCGCTCAGAAAACGGGCCGACCGACAGACTACGACAGCGCGATTCATCCCGCCCTCGCCGAGGCCTGGGCCGCGGCGGGGAAGACGGACAAGCAGATAGCCGAGAAGCTCGGGAAATCCGAATCGACCCTGAATCTCTGGAAGAAGCAGCATTCCGAGTTTTCGGAGTCCCTAAAGCGAGGCAAGGCCGACCCTGACGACAAGGTCGAGGCATGCCTCTTTTCTCGCGCTACCGGCTACGACTACAAGGCCGTGAAGATCTTCATGCCTGCCAATGCGAAGGAACCTGTCTACGCAGATTATGTCGAGCACTGTCCGCCCGATGTTACCGCGATGATCTACTGGCTCAATAACCGCCGCCCGAATAGGTGGCGCAATCGCCACGAAGTCACCGGGCCCGACGGCGGTCCGCTCGAGGCTTCGCTCCTCTCACCTTCCGAGCGGAAGGCCCGTATCGCTGAGCTACTCAAAAAGAGGGCGCAGGCATGAGCTGCGTCGTAGAGTGCCGAACCGAACGCGAAGAGCTCGAGCTCCTCGAGCTTCTCGAGGAGGAGGATCGCGAGGCGGCGCGCACAAATCATCTCGACTTCATGGCCTACACCTGGGTCAAGAAAGAGCCCTTCATGAAGGGCTTTCACACTCGCCGTATCTGCGCTGAGATCGATGCCGCGATGGAGAACTTTCGCCAGGGCGTGAGCACCTACATCCTCATCGCCGTCCATCCTCGCTCAGGAAAAACAGACCTCGTCTCCCGCTACCTCGGCCCGCATTTCCTCGGCGAGTTCCCCGACAAGGAAGTCCTTCAGGTCTCCTATCAGGCGAACCTCGCCGCGAGCTTCTCGACCTTCGGCCGCAACGTCGTGCGATCGTCGAAATATCGGCATCTTTATCCGAAGGTGACCCTCTCGAACGAAACGAACAAGAAGGACGACTGGGTTCTCGTCGACGAGGCCGGCCAGCCGACAGGCGGGCGCCTCTATGCGTCCGGCCTTCAGTCCGGCCTCACGGGCAACGGATTTCACCTTGGCGTGCTCGATGACTATTGCTCAGGCCGCGCTGAGGCTGAGAGCAAGGTCTTCCGCGATAAGTCCTGGCAGGCCTTCACCGACGATTTCATGACCCGCCGCGCTCCGGTCTGCATCTGCATAGTCCTCGCGACGCAATGGCACGTTGACGACATTAACGGCCGCATCAAGCGCGAGATGGCCGAGAATCCCGATTTTCCGCAGTTCAAGGTTCTGTCCTTCCCGGCCAAGGCCGCGGATTATACGGGCGAGGGAACCTATCCGGGGAAGTACCTCTTCCTCGAGCGCTACGACGAAGCCTGGTATCGCTCGCAGTACGCGACATTGGGACCGTATTCCTCGTCCGCCCTCTTTGACTGCAATCCCATCATCCGAACCGGTGGCCGCTTCGACATTTCGACGATCGACTGGCAAGACGAGATGCTTGTCCATACGGACAAGCGCTGGGCGCGTATCTGGGATCTCGCGCATACGGCCAAAGAGAGGGCGGGTGATGACCCGGACTGGACGAGCGGCACGCTGCTCTCGTTTTTCAAAGAGCCTGGCGATCCCGTGCCGCACCTCTACGTCGCCAATGTGACGCGCACGCGCGAGGGCGCAGCCAAGCGCGACAGGATCATCAAGGGCCTGGCTACATCCGACGGCCCGTATGTCCGCCAGGCGCTCGGCTACAGTCTCGATGCGAAGGACGCCTTCGAATACCTCAAGGCGGCACTCCCCGATATCTCGTGGACGGCGATCCTCGAGCAGGGCGACAAGGGGGCACGCG